GTATAAGTTGAAGAACTTCAACGGCAGAGTGAACGCTCTGCTCCGCACCGGGAAGGACTTCGTAAAAAACAACCTCTCCGTGTCTGCGGCACAGCATATCATTGACACTGGTAAGCTGGTGGAATCTGACAACCCGGACTATCCTATCTGCATTGATAACCAGTGGTATTTCGAGGGTGTCGAGGTCAAAAAGACAGCGAAGAAAGCCCAGTTGAGTTCCATGTATGGGGAAATGAAGGAGGGCAAGTAAATGAGCCGAACTTTCTACTCCGAGTATGTGAATCATTGTCTGCGATTCTATGCTCGACATGACAGACCGAAGTTCCACTCGGAAGCAGACAAACATAACTGGGCGGCGTGTGACAGCGCACTCAAGTCGTTCTCCGATAATGACCGAGCAATGCTCCTGTATATCTATCGTGAGGGCGATACCGTCCCGGACAATATCTATCAGTTGGCGAAGTCCAAAGGTATCTCACAGGACAGCGTTTGGAAGCTCGTAAATGAGCTGGAAAGAAAGGTGGCAAAGCGGCGTGGTTTACTATGACAATATTCCCGAGGAATTGAAGAAACTCGACCAGTGGGTGTGTGCGAATGATGGAAGCAAAGTCCCTATGAAAGCATGGGAGAACGAAGCCGCTTCCTCCACCAACCAGGAAACATGGTCTGATTTCGAGACTGCTCTCGAATCGTACAACCAGCACTATTACGACTACTGCGGTTTCGTGTTTGCGGACAATGGGTATGTTGGGATTGATATTGACGAGGGGTACGATGAAGACGGTCTTATGAGCGTCCTCGGGGCTGATATTGTCGGTAAGTGCCACAGCTATACGGAGAAATCCCGGAGTGGGCGTGGATTCCATATCCTACTCCGTGGAACTCTCCCCTTCAAGGGCAAGAACAATCTTGCTGGCGTGGAGATTTACAAGGCGGCTCGCTACTTCATTATGACCGGGAACACCCTTCTCTACCGAGAAATCATCGAGAACCAAGAAGCGATTGATTATGTTGTGGAGAAATACTTCCCGGAAGCTCGAGAGACCTCCGATAAGGTGGTTGTTGGGCGAGACAAGATATACGCCCCGGTATGGGAAGAACCTGTCGTAAATGGGCGTGTAAAGCTCCGTCCAGTATATCCAAGAATCCCGGACGGAAGCCGCAATATCTGTCTCACCTCCCTCGCTGGTATGCTCCACAATCAAGGCTACTCCAAGTCACAGATTTACGAGGAGCTGTTGTACGCCAATACGGTTGCCTGTGACCCACCTCTTGATAGGAACGAACTGCGAACTATCTGCAACAGCGTCACGAGGTACAAGCGATGAAGATTAAATGCTGTAAGGAGTGCGTTGCTCCGAAGCGACACCCCGGCTGTCACGGTGTATGTCCCGAGTACCTATACGAAAAGGCACTGTGGGAGGAAGAAAAGAAAGTCATTCGTGAGGAACATAGGCGATTCAGTGAGCTATACGAGCAACGCTCCGAGGGAGTGCGAAAAGCACTTAAACATAGAAGACGATAACTTGCACAGAAAAGATAAAAATTTATCTTTTAGGTATTGACATTCAATCTTGTATGTGTTATCTTATAATCACAGCAAGACAAAAACTTATCCAATAAAGATTAAGGAGGATTTTATCATGGAAGTTATGAGAAACATGACTATTGACACTGAACTGTTTGAACTGGGAGACATTATCTCCTTCACACTCACCACAGGGGAAAAGGTTAAGGCGAAAGCCATTCGTGAGACCCCGAACGGTATGCTTTTCATCACCGTTGACTGTCTCAAGGACGAGCAGAAAATGTTCGAGAATCCCGGTAGAGCCGAGAAGGTTGACTACGAACATTCCGACCTTCGCAAGAAGCTGAACGGAGAAATCTTCGAGAGCTTCCCGGAGGAAATCAAGGGTCGTATGGTTGGTATGCGAGTAGGTCAGACGAACTGCTTTGATATGCTCCGTATTCCTACCGAGCGTGAAATCTTCGGAGAGAACCTTTACGGTAAGGACGAGCCTGTATCTGTGAGACGCTTCTACGGTATGGAGAATCGCCGTGAGCGTATCGCTTTCCAAGGCTCGGAGACAGGTACATGGGAATGGTACTGGTTGCAGAACAAGGTTGAGGATTCCGCTTCCGGTTTCGCCGGTGTCAGCAACACCGGTGGTGCGAACTATTACGGCGCTTCCTATTCTGGTGGCGTTCGCCCGGTCTTTCTCTTATCCTAAAATCTCGCCCCCTTGTGGGGCGAGTTCAATAAAGAACGGAGGTGAATGTCGTGCAGACAAGATGTGAAGACTGTAAGAAAAGATGTGTCTGCCACGCTTGCCCTCTACATAGTCAATGCCGCTACACTTTGAGGTGCAAATCCTCAAAGTGTTACTGCGGAAAATATAGGAGGTTATCAGAAAATGGAACAGAACAAAATCTGTCCTCTCCTCACGACTAACACTGTCGTAGACGAGAATAACACCGTGAAAATTGGCACACAGCCTGTTTTCTGCGTAACCGAGCAGTGTTCGTGGTGGTTGGAGGACAAACAGAAATGTGCAATCGCAGTTATGGGAGGTAAGAAATAATGGCATATTACATGAATAAGAGCGTCCCGGCGAAGCGAGGAGATATTTTCTACATTTCCAACTCCAAGTGCTACGCCACAGACCCGAGTAATACAGAGGGAAGACCAGCAATCGTTGTCTCCTCTGATAAATTGAATGAACACGCAGATGTTGTCGAGGTGGTCTATCTCACCACAAAGGAAAAGCGTCTCATGCCTACTCACGCAGAGGTGCTGTGCAAGATTCCTTCAACCGCTCTGTGTGAGACTATCTACACGGTCAATAAGGACAGGCTGGGCGATTTCGTCCGTACCTGTACCGATAAGGAAATGGAGGGTGTCAATGCTGGAATCCTCTGCTCACTCGGTATCGCCGCTCCTATGGTCGATGGCGAGCTTGTTGACAACTCTGTAACGGTCGAGAGGAATCTTTACAAGCACCTCTACGAAGACCTTCTCAATAAGGTAATGGCGAGGTGATGGATATGGGTAAAGGAGCTGATATGAGCTGGGAAGACATTCAGAATGAGTTCGACATTATGAACCGAATGTCGTGCCGCCCGGTTGGGTTGCAAAAAGTCCCCGGCAATCATATTTTCGATGAAGACCAGTCTGTGAAGTGGAACAGGGAACAGGTCGAATTGAATAACAAGAAGTATCAGAGTGAAGTCGCTCGGCTCAACACCGAGAAGAACAAGGCTCGAGATTCCGTCTACAATCTGATTATCGAAAAGATTCAGTATGAGGTGGGTCACAGGCTCTCTCGCAAGAAAGCGGAAGCCATTTGGAATCGTGCCTATGAGGACGGACACTCTTTCGGATTCTATGAAATCCGTTGCCGCCTATCAGACCTTATTGATTTGGCGATTACTCTGCTGGGAGGTGATAAGTAATGCAAGAGCTTTTCGAGACACGCAACGGTCGTGTCATTATGGACGAGGACTTATCCTCAAAGATGTATCTGATTAAGCAGTATCACCCCGAGAAAGCAGACGAGACCAGCTCCGGGTTTGAGTGGTCTGAAATGGGTATGGCTAACCTGTTCGGCTTGCTCTACTCTCACGAAGCTCGCTATTGCCCGGAACACAAGAGCTGGTACACCTATCACGAGGGAGCATGGCGTAAGGACGAGGGAGCAATTCTTGTGTCCGAGAAGATTAAAGATTTCGTCCGTCTGATGATTCTCTACTGCGGAGAAATCGAGGACGATGATACCCGAAAGTCCTACACCGGGTTCGTCAATAAGATGGGTGACAGGCGTATGCGAGACAGAATCCTCAAGGACGCAACAGGTGAGCTTCGTATTTCTGCTGTGCAGTTTGACGCAGACCCCTATCTGATTAACTGCTTGAACGGTACATACGACCTTCGAGACTTCTCATTCCGGGAACATAGCTGGAACGATTTTCTCACCATGCAGACAGCATTTAGCCACACTATCTCCAAGACGGTTAAGTGTAAACGCTGGGAGAAGTTCATTAAAGAGGTCACACAGAATGACGAGGACAAGGCAGACTTCCTTCAAAGGGCTTTGGGCTACTCCATGCTGGGTATGAGCAATGAGGAGTGTATGTTCATTCTTCATGGTAAGACCACTCGTAACGGTAAGTCTACTCTGCTCAACACCATCGAGACTATGCTCGGTGACTATGCCAAGGTTGCCCCGGTCGGTATGATTTGCCGTGGAGACCGTCAGAAGGACGCAGAAGCCGCCAGTCCTACCCTTGCCGGGTTGAAGGGCAAGAGGTTCGTCACAATGTCCGAGAGCAACGAATACGGCAAGCTGGACGAGGAGAAAATCAAACAGCTTACAGGCGGCGAGGAAATCTCCGCTCGTGCGCTGTACCAGTCGGCAATCACATTCAAGCCGCAATTTACGTTATGGCTTTCCTGTAACGACCTTCCGATGGTAACGGACAAGTCCTTGTTCGCTTCCGAGCGTATCAAGGTGGTAGAGTTCAACCGACACTTCTCCCCGGAGGAACAGGACACTCACCTCAAGGACGAGCTGTGCGAGCAGTCTTCTATGAGTGGTATCTTCATGTGGCTGGTGCGTGGGTATATCCATTACAAGGAACGTGGACTTGCAATGAGCGGCAGTCTGAAATCGGTTGTCACCAAGTACGAGCGTGATAACGACCTCGTATTGCAGTTCCTCGAGAACCGCTGTGAGCGTGTCCCGGAGGAAAGCTCGTCAACCGTTATCAAGGCGAAAGACCTGTACAACGCTTTCAAGATTTGGGCGAAGTCCGAGGGTGCTTATATCCTGTCGGCTCGTAAGTTCAATTCTGAAATGGAGCGTCACCCGGAATGGTTCGACAGGAAATCGACCTCGAGCGGCTATGCAACTTACTGTGGTTTGAAATTGAAGGAGGTACTGTGATGAAGTACATGAGCGTTATCACGAACTTTGGGTGTCACTACAAATGCCCCTACTGTATCGTGAAGGAGAATAATCTTCATACCCCGAGAACGACCCTCTCCGGGTTGGATAATCTCGAGAAAGCCTTGAAAGAGAATAACTGCGACATTGTTTCTATCTCCGGCGGTGGAGACCCACTCCACGAGTACGAGAACCACATTGACTGGTATCGAAAGTTCTTCGGTATCGCACACAAGCGCAATGTTTTCTTCAACGGTAGTATGCGCCCTATTCCTGTGGAAATGCACACCAGCTACATGACTGACGAGACCGCTTTTCCACTCTATGATTGCTACCGGGTTGTGTACCATGCAAACAGTATCGACCAGCTCTCGCACATTCGCCGGACTGGTAATGAGATTGTTCGGGCAGTATTCGTGGTAACTGCGGACTACACCATCGCTGACATCATGGACATTGCCCTGTTAGTGAAAAACAGCACGGAGATTAACGAGTTGAGCTTCCGGCAGTTGGTTGATGATAAGTACACCGAACAGCACTACCTTGAGGACTATCTTCGCATGGGTCACAAGAAGCTGTGGTGGTACATCGAGCAGAATGACTACAACCTCTACTACGCAGAGAATGAAGTCAGCGGTAGATACAGGGATTTTGAGAAGGAGGTGCTGTAATGACTTTACAGGAAAAATCAGAGCTGGTACGGCTCTTGAACCTATACCAAGCTGACCTTCTCAATCAGAATCGGAAGAATATTGAGAACGGCAGAACCGAGTATTTTGTTCCCGGCGTGAAAGCACAGTATGAACACGCCCGAATTATCAGCACGAAACTCTCTGTCGAACTCGGCAAGGGTATCAAATCATGGTGGGAGGTATAACTATGAATATGGTTTGCAAATGTGGTGGCAAGGAGTTCTTCACCGAGGAACACGGCAATCAGACCGGGCTTTACTGCTCCGCTTGTGGTAAGTGGCAGAAATGGCTCAAGAAGGACGAGATACGACTTTTCAATCATGGTGTCAAGGTAGAGAACGCTTCTCTGCTGGAACGTCTCAAGGCTCGTATCGAGGAGAGCGCAATCAAGGTATCTACCGTCAAAGCTCCGCACACCTACATGAAAGCTGTCGGCACGAGAGAGCTTGAAAAGATTCTCGAGGAGGAGTTGGGAAATGAAGACACGAAACGACATACTTGCTGAATACGTCCGCAGTCGTTACCCCGAGATTGAGAAGACCTTCGACTTTGCCGCCTACTCTGCTGGTGTGGCTCTTAAAGAGTTCGGCAGATGTATCAAAGAAGCGTTCGGAGGTACTGGTAAGGAGGTAGACGATGTTTGCGATTCAGAACATTAAGACCGGGAAGTTTTTGTATGGCACAGACTACCGATACCGCCCTCCTCACCAGCGTACCAGCAATACGAAAATGCTCACTTACAGCTCTATCGCAGAAGCCGCACACGACTTTTGGGTTAAGAGGAAGTGCGGTAAAGATTACAGAATCGTTGTGCTGAAATCGGTTGAGGTTAAGCGAG